GGGGTGTAGTACCATCGGTCCGTGAGGAGGAGCATCCACTTGTCAACTAGGGCCGGCGGGAGAAACGCTTTAAAAAGCGTTTCGTATAAAACTTGCGGGATCGTATCCGTTGCCGCTTTTAAATCATAAGAGTGGCACGCGCTAGGCTCGGAAAGAGCAAAGCGACGCACCGCACCGTTCTGATCAAAAGTAGCGTCAGATGGGAGAACCGACAGGACGTCGGCCATCCAAGTGTGCAGAGGTTTTAGAGCCCGTTGGGTCCAGTAGTCGACTATCGCAAAGATCCTCTTCTTCCCGGCCGCCTCAAGCTTCAGCGACAGTTTACCTAACCTTAACTCGCGGAGTTGTTCGGTTGGCTTACCGCCCTTGGCTTTACGCGCGGACCAAAGTCCTGGGAGGGTTTGCGCAGTGAATGCTGGGGAGGAGGCCTCCAACACTGCACGGAAAATATCCAAAGTCTGCTCATCTCCAGTTTCCTGGAGATACTCGACGAGCCAGTTTACTGGCTCCAGGTTCCATGCCTGAGCATCGAGGGCCGCTCCCAACACGGATGTTGGAGAGTTTGGACCAGCAGTACGAAGGAAGGGAGGAGAAACCTCGGGAAGCTTAACCGTACCGTCCTCAGAAACCACTTTTAAGAGATGCGGTTTCCCGGCATCTATGGCGCAAGGTGTTACCACCTTCGGCCAAAAGACTTTCGAACAAAAAGCAGCGAACTCCCCTAGTTCGTCCTCATCCACCGTTGGGTGGGGAGCTACTATGTTCGTTAAGTCCATCTTTTTATAGGGGCATTTGAAGCCCTTATAAGCGTTCAGTATTGAAAACACTAGACGCAATCCTTCTGAGGATCGTGAACGGATTAGGTGCCGGAATTGGAGGGGCAACCAGAGCGGTATTCCAGATTTACCCACTTTAAGAGGGTGTCCAAGTGACCAAGAGTTTTCCACAGGGTTTCCAGCGAGGAATCGCCGGAGACAAACTGAAGTTGTTTTCAACAACAGGATGACCCCATTTGGACCCTCGGCTTTTAGCACCTTTAAGAGGTGGGAAGAGATCTGGTCAAGGGATTCCTTGATAGCGGTATGCGGGGAAAGGCCTCTGCCTGACCAGTGTTGAGATAGAGTACCCCAACGTCTGATCAGGTCAACGACATTTGATTCGTTGATCGAGACCAGGGCGTCCTCAGCATCTTGTACCTCGTAATTAGAAAAAGTGGTTTTCGCCCAGTTGAAAAGTTTGTGCCACTTTCGTGAAACAAACTTTTTACTCCAGGAGGAGAATAAATCTATTTTCTCTTTTTG